ATAAAAAAAACGGGGGTAACTACTCCCCCGTTCAAACCTAAAATCAAAATGTAATCAATGAAAAATCGAATTACGAAACAAATATACCTCTTTTTATATCTAATCATCAAACAAACAATTAACAGAATTATGAATTTACGAGAAAAAGTAAACGCTCTATTCGCAAAGCACAACGTTTCTCTCTCTGCTGAAGAAGTAGTTGAGGTGAAGCAAATGGTTGAGGCGATTTTAGAGGACGGTACAAGCATCTATTCAGACAGCGACGTTTGGGCAGCAGGTGTTCGTGTATTCGGTAAAGACGCAGAAGGCAACGAGGTTGTTTTGGCGGACGGAGAATACAAGACAGCTGAAAGCATCATCGTTGTAGTTGCTGACGGTGTTGTAACCGAATTGAAACCAATGGAAGAAGAAAAAGAACCAGAGGTTGAAGTAGTAATCGAAGAAGAACAAACTTCTGAGGTTGTTGCTGAAGAATCACTAAGCGCAGAAGTTGAAGGACTTCTTTCGTTAGTTGCAAAACTTGAAAGCGAACTTTCTGAAATGAAGAAAGCAAACGAAAATCTTTCAAGCGAAGTAACAAAATTAAGCGCACAGCCTGCAGCGACTTCTATCAAAGAAGTAAAGCAAGCAAAACAAACACCTTCGAAGCCATACGCTAAAATGTCGGCTGAGGAGCGTTTCTTATTTCACCTTAAAAAATAAAAAAAACAAACAATAAAAAATGGCTACTACCACTTCATTAACTACCACCTACGCAGGTAAAGAAGCAGCAGGATATATCCGCGCTGCGTTTTTGAGTAACGAGTCTCTTGCAGCAGTTACTTTCAAAGAAAACATTGAATACAAACAAGTTGTTCGTCGTCTTGTTGACAACATCACTTTTGCTAACGCAACTTGTGACTTCACTCCAACAGGAACAGTTACTTTAACTGAGCGTATCTTGACTCTTGAAAAATTCCAAATCCACAGAAATTTGTGTAAAAACACGTTTTTGATTGATTGGGAGGCGCGTTCAGAGCAGAACAACGAACTTCACGCTTCGTTGACTGACGCTATCATTGCTAACGTTTTAGCTGGAATGGCTGCAAACAACGAGCGTTTGATTTGGCAAGGTGTTAACGCAACTGCAGGTGAGTACGCAGGTTTCGAGACTTTGTTCTTGGCTGACGCTGCTGTTCTTGACGTTTCTTCACCAGAGGCTATCACTTCTGCTAACGTAATCGAAGAAATGAACCGTCTTGTTTTAACACTTCCAACACGCGTTCGTCGTGCTACTGAGAAGCCTGTTATCGCGGTTTCTTCAAATGTTGCTGAAGCATTCAGAACTGCTATCTTAGGTCTTGGCGGTGGAAGCTACTTGTACCAAGGTGAGACTGTGAAAATGACTTGGCAAGGACAATACGACATCATCGAGTGTCCTGGTATGTCTGACGACACAATGGCTATGTACCAAAAGTCAAACCTTTGGTTCGGAACTAACTTGTTAGACCAATGGAACAACGTAGCAGTTTTGGATATGTACCAATACGACCTTTCTGACAACGTTCGTTTCGCTTGTTCTTTCTTCGCAGGTGTACAATATGGTTTCGGTGACGAAATCGCATTCTACCAATATACTGCATAATTCAACCATTCTAACCCTTGCATAATAGAGGTAGCGGCTTAAACACCGCTCCTCTTTTGTGCTAATAAAAAACATAAATATTATGGCATGTGAATTAAGCACAGGTTTTACACTCGATTGCAAAGACGGCATCGGTGGAATTAAGCAAATCGTTTTGTTGGATCAAAATTTAGTTACAGGTATAACCTTAGACGGTTCTGAAGTAATCACAGCAATTGCTGGTCCAACAGATGCAGATTTGTATACTTACGAATTACCAACTCAAACAGGATCGTTCGAAGAAACAATCAACTTCAATCGCGATGCGGGTACAATTTTTTACACGCAGACCGTGAACGTAATGCTTAACAAATTAAGCGCGGCAAAGCGCCTTGAATTGCAAAGCGTTGCACAAGCTCGCGTTATTGTATTTGTAAACGACACAAACAACAATTGGTGGGCTGTTGGTTATGAGTACGGAGCAGACCTTTCTACTTCAACAGCAGGAACGGGAACGGTTTTGGGTGATATGAACGGCTACACTTTGGCCTTCGTTCACGAAGCTGCAAAGCGCGCTTACAAATTAAGCGGAACGCCTGCTTCAGTTGTAGCGTAATCAAAAAAACTTTTACACACATAGGGACAAAACGTCCCTACGTGTTGTAATTTTAACGTAAAGGGAAAAGATAGAATGGTTTATCTCAACACAAATACAGCGAATCAATACGCGTATCTTTCGTTAGACGAAGGACGTGCGTACTTCAACGTTGCCTTTACTCATTATCTTCTTGTCATGACTTACGAAATGACAGGTGAACAACTCGCGCAAGTAGTCGAAGTAATAAACGAGAACGAACGCGTTACAAAAATAAGACTTACAACTGTTGGTTTGGTCGATGCGGGTAGATATCACTACGAAGTATACGGACAAAACAGCAGCAGCAATATAGATCCAACCAATGCTTCCGTTTTGGGATTGATTGAAAAGAGTTTAATGATACTTCAAGACGGAACAATTTTCTTTGACGTTTCTTCGCCGACGATTCCCGTTGACGTAATTTATACAGGTGCATAAAATGGAAAACAATATACAAGCAATTAACCTTTCGGCATACCAACCAGTTGAAGCAATCGAGAAAGAGAATCGCGCGGGTTGGATTGACTACGGTTTCAACAACCTTTTTCCACAGCACCTCATAACGCTATACTACAACAGCCCTATTCACAACGCGTTGACGAACTCAATTGCTTACATGATTGAAGGCAAAGGCACCGGTACGATTCTAGACAATGCGTTGCAAGGTATTGCCTTCGACTTAAAACTTCAAGGTTCATTTTGTGCTGAAGTAATATGGTCGTTGGACTTCACTCGCATTGTACAAATAAACCACTTGCCTTTTGAAAACTGTCGCCTTGCATACGACAAAGAAGAAGACGATATTACAGGAATTTTCTATTCGAAAGATTGGGCTAACACGCGAAGCAAAAAAGGTAAACCCGAATTTATTCCCGCGTTCAATCCATCAATAGCACAAGAACAACCACGACAAGTTATTTACGCTCACGGAATGATGGCGGGTTCTTCGTACTACGCGAAGCCTGACTACTTCGGTGCGTTGAATTACGTTGAGTTGTCCTATCAAATGGGAATGTACCACGTTAACAATATCTTGAATGGTTTATTTCCTTCATTCATTATTAACTTTTTGAATGGTATTCCGCAGAAAGAAGAACGTGAGGCAATACGTCGTGAGTGGGAAACAAGATTGAGCGGTGCAAGCAACGCGGGTAAGTTCTTAATGACATTCAACGAAGATCCTTCACGCGCTCCACAAATTGAATCGTTTCCTTTGTCGGACGCTGACAAGCAATATCAATTCTTAAGCGAAGAAACAGCGAAGCAAATCATGGTCGGACACCGCGTTGTGTCACCATTGATTCACGGCATACGCGACACGACAGGCTTCGGTTCGAACAAAGATGAAATGGTTGTTGGTTTAGAGATATTCAACACGCAAGTTATTCGTCCATACCAACGAATTATTGAAGAAGTCTTCACACCGATTTTAGGCGACGTAAATATTCAGATGAACTCAGTATTCGAAGACGGTGTTGCAGTCGATTCTAACGCGCCTATTGACGTAATAGACATACCTTCAACAGACGTGACAGAAACACCAACAGAATCGAGCGAAAAAGTTAGTGACGTAACATACAACGGCGCACAAATCGCGTCCGCTTTAGAGATTGTTGCAGCGGTTGGTACAGGAACACTAACGCAAGAACAAGCAATTGTTTTCTTGGTTCAGTTCTTAGGTCTTGATGTGGACGTTGCGAAGTCGATGTTTCAAACAGGCGGTGACGCGGTGGCTAAATTGTCCGCTCAAAAAAAAAAAGTAGTTGCGAAGAAGAAGGTTGCGGTTGCTGAAAATAAGATAAGCAAAGAAGAAGGCGAAGCGTGGCTTCAACACCTACGCGAAAAGGCTGAATACGTCAACGAAGAAGAATGGCAATTGCTATCCGACGAAGAAGTAACTAATCCCGAAGGCGAAGAAAACTACCGCACCGAGTTTATGAGTGTTCGTGGTTATTCAAACCCTGACGAAGCTAGCAAAGAACTCGATACTGGTCTTTATAAAGTTCGCTATTACTACTCAACAAATTTCACATACAAAGACGGAGAATTGGTAACGCGTGACTTCTGTCAAGAAATGGTTGCTCTGTCAAAAGACGGAGCGTTATTCCGTTACGAAGACATTCAAGAAATGGAGAAAGACGGAGTTAACGATGATTTCGCACCAGCAGGGGCATCACGATATTCGATTTGGAAATATAAAGGCGGTGTTTATTGTCGACACGCGTGGTTCAGAAAAGTATTTGTACGCAAAAGAGAGAAAGGTCGCTTCCTTCCAAACGACGGATTGAAGAACGACCGAGTTGTGACGGGCGGTGTTGCAAACGAATTATTTCCAAAAGGACAAGAAGCGGTTCGTCCTAACGATATGCCCAACAGAGCATCACTAAAATATAAATAAAAACTACAATGGCACTACAACCCGAAGTTCTACTCATTGACGAAAACTACATAAAAAAATACAGTTGGATTAACGGCTCGGTTGATCCATTGCTTATGTACCCTGCTATCTATTTGTCACAGGACAAGTACGCACAACTGTATCTTGGAACTGACCTTTACAACCGCATCAAAGAAGACGTTGTGAACGACGACATCACAGGCGCATACGCAACCCTTCTTGACAATTACTTGCGTCGAATGATTATGTGGTGGACGATGTACGAAGTGTTGCCGCATTTGTACGTTAAAACGGATAACGGAAGTCTTGTTATTCGCACAAGCGAAGACACTCAACCAATAAGTCAAACCGACTTACAAAACTACCGCGATCAAGCGCGTCAACAAGCGATGTTTTACACGCAGCGAATGGTTGACTTTTTGTGTCAGAACAGCGCAGACTTTCCCGAATACACAACGAACACAACAAATCAAATATGGTCACAAACAAATGTCTATCCGTCGAACGCTTTCGAGATTAGTTCAGGACGCGACAGACGACCTTACGAATATCGCAGACCAGGGTTAGGATGGATTAGATAACTAAAAAAAAACACATGGCTACAAGGGGACGAAAGAAAGACATGGTAAAACAAAAGATTTACGAAGAGAAATTTCGTAAGTATCTAATCAAAAAAGAAAAACAAATAAAGAAGTTGAGCAATGAAAATTAACGCAGAAGGTTACGCACTAATAAAGAAGTTTGAAGGTTGTCGATTGAAGGCGTACAAGTGTCCTGCTAATGTTTGGACTATTGGCTTCGGAAATACTTTCTACGAAAACGGCGACCGCGTGAAAGAAGGCGACGTAATCACGCAGCAACGCGCAGACGAGTTAGCAAAGTTTATCATTGACCAGTTCGCCGTTTCGATTGCTCCGTTCATTTTGCAACCGCTCAACGAGAATCAATTTAGCGCGTGTGTTTCACTTGCGTACAACATCGGAACAGGTGGGTTTAAGAAATCGTCTGTATTGAGAAAGGTAAACGCTAATCCTAACGATTCAACAATAGCAGATTCTTTTCGTTTATGGAACAAAGGCGGCGGTGTTGTATTGAAAGGTCTCGTTCGTCGTCGTGAAGCAGAAATCGAATTGTACTTTAAGAAATGAACACAGAAACCGAAATCGTTTTGATACACGAACAATTGCAAGAAATGGACAAGAAGATTGACCGTATTTATAACGTGTTAATCGGTGACGACGAAATGAAAATTGAAGGTCTTGTAAGTAAGGTTCAGAAACACGACAAGTACATAAGCAACCAACGTTTACAGGTTGCGCGTTTGGGTGGTATTGCAACCGCTGCTGGTGTGGTTGGCGGTTTAATTGTTCAACTAATAATAAAAATGATATGAAAGACTGGTTTAATTCTTTATTAACATCTTGTTCAAAAGTTTCTTCAAAACGAATTATTGCTATATTTGTTTCACTCAATCTAATTGTAATCAGTTACATTGCAGTTTTCAGTTCTTACGATTGTCCTATTTCAATGTTTGATACATTAGCATTGTTGACAGGCGGTTTGTTTGGCGGAACGGTAATTGAAAAGTTTACTAATAAAACAAAGAATGGCAAGGGAACTAACGACAGCGAGAACAATAGCAACGGAGATTTGCAGTAAATTTTCTGAAACTCCTTCGCTCACGTTAGCGAAAAAATTGTTTACTGAATATCCTGAAGTCTATAAAAACATCGAAGCGGCACGAAGTGTTATTCGTTTGATTCGTGGAAAGAATGGCGACTTCAATAGAAAAGTAACAACAGATAAAAAGTTGTTTGAAGAAAAGCCACGACCATTGAATCCTTTCGCGCTTCCGAAGTCATACGCGAAAAAAAGAAGACACGTTGAATTAACCGGTACGAAGTTCTTGATTCTTTGCGATTTGCATTTTCCATACCAAGACAACGAAGCTATTGAATGCGCGATAAATGAAGGTATCAAACAAGGCTGTGATTCAATTATCTTGAACGGTGACGCGTTAGATTGCCACATGATTAGCGACTTTGTTAAAGATCCGCGCAAGCGTAAATTCAAAGACGAACTTTATTCAATCCGTCAATTCCTTGCGTCGCTTAGACACACGT